ATAATCTACTGTTTCCTTACTACTCATATTATTAACAATGGTAGCAAAACGTACATTATTGTGCCAAATATTCCCCCAAGCATAGCTATTAGGTAAACATCCTGATTGCCAATCTTTCTTAATCCAAGCAAGAGTAGCACCGGTATCATTAATATCGTCTATAATTAAAATATTCTTTTTACGTTCTGGATGACTGCTATCTTCTCTCACAGGTAATCCAGTGATTTCAAAGTGTACAGTTCCTCGTTCATCCATAGGAACATAACCGAATGCATCCTCTGCCATCCAAAGATTACTCTCACACTCTCCACCGTCACGTAAGCTTACCTTAAGTGTTTCGCAGGGTACTTCTAAATATTGACTTAGTAGGGTAGCAGGAATTAGACCGCCACGAGTAATTCCTATAATATAATCAGGACGCCAATTGTCTTTATAGATTTGGCGTGCTATATCATAAGTAGCACCCTGAATATCGTTCCAACTGTAATATACTTTTTTCATTTTACACCGTTGGCTAAAGTCATCCAAAGTTTAGCTATTTCTTCTTGATTAAGAAAGAAGTCGTAAGTGCTTGAATTGGTTAATTCACCTTTATCGTTATACTGTTCTCCAGTAAACATAAGATGTTTTACATTTTTAGGGTAATTGCAGTCGTTAACTTTGAGTCTTAGTTTCCAATCTGCTTTATCTGTAATAAGATTTTCTATCATTTTGAGTCCTTTAGTCTTTCCCAAGTTTTATATTCTTCGAGTGCAGTCTGATATTCGTTCCAAAGTTTTTTAAGCTTTTTATATTTCTCTTCCATTATAGTATCTCTTGTAGGGATATGCAACATACTTTCTATTCGTTCTATTCTTTCCTGTAGATCTTCACCATTCCATTTAATTTTACCAGTAATTTGCACAATCGCTTCCTCGCCTGCGGGAATTTGCATAACAGTTTTTCCGCTCGAATTGACAAGGGTAGTAGAATTACTAGTAGTGTTCGAATATGCATAACCGCTGCTACCACTTCCACCGTATCCTCCGACATGAATTTGAGTAGAAGAAGTGTTTGGAATGGTATAGGTTATGGAATTATGAGTTGTTCCTACGTTCACGCTGTTTGCCATCGTAATCCTCCTTAACCATTGTGTAAACTTCTTTAAATTTACGATAAGCAATTTCTAAGCCTGGATATTCTTTACACATTTCCATAACTCTGTCATAATCTGGAAAACGTCCTTCAAATTCATCTTTGAACCAATTTGTAAAGGTATTAAAACTTTGTAAACCAGTTAAATCTATAGTTTCTGTTTGACTAATAGTAACAGGAGACGTATAGCTATAAGTAGCACCTCCAGTTAAAGTTATGACATCCGAAGTAGTTAAGGCTGGAATAGACATACTATCCCAACCTGACAGGGTTACTGTATTGCTTGTTTCGCTATCAGATGTATCATCTAAGGTTATTGTAAAGGTTTGTTCCTGTAAAGAATTGTTCACGTAGTGCCTCCGTTTGTTTGTGCAATATTGGCAGTCGTGTTTCGTAAAATTCCATATGATCTATAATTGTTTTCACTAACATCTGCCTATGGTCCATATAATGGTCCCACGTATCAGTCCAGTTGCTGGGATACTTAAATGTGTCAAAATACATTTCTCTGTATGAGAGTCTGTCTGGAACCATAGGGATAGCATTTAATACACAACCTTCGTAACAGCTGATTCCTAAAGTTTCTTGTAAGTTAGCACTGAATACAATTTTTGCCTCAGCTAACAAGTTATGATATTCATTTTTTGTCAGTTGTTGATCCTGACAAACAACGAATTCATATTGAGGCAATAATTCTTTTAAATCTCTAAAAATGTTTACTTGTTTTTCTGGTGCTATGCGGTGCGGAAAAAGAATCAAGTCTCTCTTTTTCATTCCTTGATATTGTGCAAAAGTATCTTGAAAATATTCCATTGGATAACCTGTGCGTACAATATTAGGCCATTGACCGTTTAATGCTTCATTAAGATCGTCCTGTAACCAAGGATTTTCCGAAGGATAATCATTTAACAGATTACGTACAAACATTTCTATATGAAAACTTGTGGCAAAATAATTATAATCGATAGCATTGAAAAATGCCTTTTCAGCGTGTCGCACCCAAGGCTTATCGCCAATTAACCGACCTAAGAAATCTTGAGGATCATAACTACCGGCATGCCACAGTGCGTGAATCTTGATAGGTATACTTAATAATTCACTCATATACTTTAAGTTTATGATACCTGGATGCCACGCATCTGTAAACAAAAAATGGTCGTAGGCTTTTACTTTGCCGGAAGTAAACAATCTACTAATTTCTTCAGTTTGGCGTGACTTATAGATATTAGTGCCACCAAAATTAAGGAAGGCACCAGGAGTAGTGGCACTAGGAATATCCTCAGGGCCAGATATAACTTCAACATTTTTGTTTACCTTTCTTATTGCATTAGGTAGAGTAGTTTTCCACTGGCTAGTGTAGCGTGTTTCCACTGCCTCCAAATCTATAATGTAGACTGTCATTGACGTTCTCTTTGTTTACGATAACCGTTATTACGACCTTTGTACTGTTTATTAGCATAGGTGAATTTATTCCACACTTCGCTATTTTTGTTATAAAGATCTGCCTCGTTAAACGGCAGTAGTTCAAAACGACAAAAGTCGTGCAAAGCTTCTAAGTCGTCAAAGATCTTTACGATCTGCGGGTTATTATCGAAGTATGCATAGCCTTTATAGTTACGAGCCATTTGTTTTTCCTTGTAAATTGATTTAAATTAATATTTGATAAAACTACCATTTTCTCCATCTTCGGAGACTTCAATCCAAACTTCTCTATTTGGATACTTTTTTGAAATTATGTCATATAAGTCATCTGACATCATTTCGCAACTTTTATAATCTAATTGCAGTACAGCTTGGTCGCCATTATACAGTTCTTCAAGCCATCTTTTAAATTGGATGAACTCGATGTCTCTGTCATTGTGGTGAACGCCAATCCACACACGGAAATGAAAAATGTGACGATGAGGATGGCCGAGAAACGATACATCATATTTGTCTCCTGTTGCTAGGTTAGGATCAGTTAGTGCTGCTGGATAACAATGAATTCCTTCCTTACGAAAGGTAACCCATATCATTTTATTTGGTCTAATGTCTTGTTTAATAATCATTATACTTTATCTTTTCTTTTTAAAAATGAAACTGTTGATTCGCATAATAACTTCAAATCTTCATCAGAATAATCGTTTTTAAATCTATTGTATTTCCAAGTGACTAGATGGACATTTCCTTCGACATATCCTTTAGAACTGTCTAACCTATCAATAGTACAACTCATGGGGTTACTCCATTGCCCACCAAAATATGTACCACCACGGGTAAACTCTAGAGGTTGTTTTGTTACGGCACACAACCAATTTTGTTTTTCTCCTATCATCCAGCAATCAAAGACATCAATTTCGACATCCCAGGGATCATCTCTATGTTTTGCTCTGGAAAGATTTTTTTTCAAGAATTTTAATCTAGGATCAGCATCCTGTGGTAGTCTGTCTTGGTAATAAACTTCGTTAAAATATTTTCTCATACGTGAGGCATTGCCATCGAAAGTTTTTTCATGTGCAGCATACATTGTTTGAGGTTCTCCATAACGTTCAAAAAAACTGTTCATAGTTCTGAATCTTGTGTATATTGATCCCAATAGGTATATTTTTCTTTGTCCATTAGGTCGTGCAGTTGATGTGTCCATACTCCAGGATTAGTAGCACCCCAAGTACGGTCGTCGATTTTAAGTGTTGCGTTATAATTATAAAGTTTAATGTAAGGTAATTTTACACTAATCATTGGAATAAATCTATGTTCATCACACCAACCTTCTTCGTGTATTTCTTCGGCATATTTAGAATCAAAATCTAAACATACCCAATAGTTATACATCAAGCATCCTTGAATAAGATGATTCCAAGTTTTCCAATCATCATAGGTTGATGGATTGAAACTTTGACTGGTTCCAAAATAAATTTGTCGAACACGTTTGTTTTCATCAATATTGGATTGACTTTCGTTAGCAATATCTAAAATTTCTTTTAAAGAAGGAGTGCCAACAACAAACAATGTGTACATACCGTGTGCTACAGTGTGTTCTACTTCATAACCTGTAAAAAAGGTTACGCCTTGTCTTTCTTCAGTGTTTAATCCCATTTAATATAGCCTCTACTATAACCTTCTGGTCTGTTTAATCCGTCTGTAAATGCTTGTTGCCATTCAGTGTTACGATTATAACACTTAGTCCAGAATCTGTCAACTTTTAAATTATTTGTTTTAACCCAAAGAGCTGCATCATACATTGAATCGTAAAATCTTGGATGTCTTGGACTAGGAAACAAAACGGTATTAGCATTCCAAAGTAATTCACTAAATTTGGTAACGATTGGTTCTTTTTCCGCAGCAATAACCCAAACTCCTGTGGTTTCTAATAGTTGTCGTTTAAGAACTAAGTCGTGTTCTCGTATGTCAATAATTACATCATATTTTTTATATGTAGGTTCGGAAACTAAGTCTCCTGTAGATTCCCAAAGGTCTTTATTACTGTTGCCCCAAACTTCGATAGATTCGAATTTAAGATATTCTAATTTAATTGTATTATATGCTACCCAGGCTAAAAATCCACTGCCAATAATTAAGCAACGTCCATATACCTTATTTCTGATTATATCTATATTTTGTTTAACAAGATTCACACCGCAGGCCACGGGTTCAAGAATATATTTAGGATCGACATCGGGCACTACAACAAATTCTTTAGCTCTTACATTGTAGTAATCGGCATAAGCCGGTTCACCTCTAGTAGCAACGATATCTCCAAGTTCAACATTAAGAATATTTTTGCCAACTCGAGTTACAAGTCCTAATCCTTCATGTCCGCTCATACCGGCAGGCAATGTAGGAAAATTACCCGTCATCATATCTATGTCACTACGACATACACCAGTCATTAGAGCCTTGACTTCGATTTCATTGTCAGTGGGTTCAGGTTTAATCCAGTCCTCTTCTACAAACTTACCATCGCCGTAAGTTCTTAATAGTTTTACTACTTTCAAAACTGTTCCATCCTTTCGTGAATCCAATAATCGATTAACAATTGTTTGTCCCAAAATTTATCATCATCTCGACGTTCGTATGCTTCTTTAATCATGCGTTCATAAGCATATTCTGGACATAGACCTAATTCGTGTGTAAGAGTACTGCCACCGAAATCTATTTCAATATTTCTACGGTCTTGATTCATACTACGCCAGTCAGCAGTTAATTTCCATTTTTCGAAGTCGATAGAGCATACATCATCTACATCATAAATGCCATTAGGATTAATCTTACCGTATTCTGTATTAGTTAGATCTTTAAGACACCAACGCATCTTAGAAGCCTGCCCATACATATCAGTCTTAAGCCAATTAGGATTTAAGGCAATATATAGACTTAATAAGTGAGGCATCAAATCTCGACTTACTCCACCGAACGATAATTTTTTATTAGTGAACCAACTGCCGGGACTAGGTACACGATCTCTGTTAATCCAATTCAATCTTACTTCGTCAGCAGATTCAGCATTTAAACGCATTTCGTCGATATTGTCACGCCACATATTATTCTTGACCATCATAAAGCGTGTATCAGGAAATGAATGTACAAGAGTAGCCCAGTTGCTGGCATTTGCTACGCCAGGTTTTTCGATAAACACAATTCGACAATCGTGTGCTATTTTAGTGGCAATAGTGAAATGTGTAAAGTTGGGTGTGCAGATATGTGCAGTGTCGAAAGGTCCACGTGCCAATATAGCGGACACAGCGTCAGGAAAGTCAGCACCTTTGCTGATATCCGAATCTACAGTGATGACTTCAGCACTAAGATTGGTCAAAACTGTTTTATACAGTTGACCAATCCCCATTCCAATAATTAGACTTTTCATAGATCCTGTGTTCGAAATGCTATTTCTTCTTTGATAATGTTTTCTACTAGTTCATTTAGTGTAATATCTTGTTCATGTGCTATTCTGAACAATTTGTTTATTAGACCTTCAGGAAGATCTAAAGGCACTTTAACACGTTCGTCATAATCGATGCCAGCAACAATACAGGCTGCTTTTTCTCGAATGTCAGTATGCTCTTCTAAATCTATATAATTAACATCATCATATGCTTGACGATTATCTACGCCTCGACTCTCAGCTTCTTTTTCGTAAATTTCTCTCCAATCAGGATGAACCCAACGATAACTATTTTGTTTACTGTAGTCGTGTGCTTCGAATTTGTAAACAGTTTGAGTTTTAGTATCAAATACAATTCCGATACTAAACCCATTGTGGTCACCATTCCAGCAATCTAAACAATAAGTATTTGGACCAAAACACTTCCACCCAAACTCACTACCTTCAGTAATTCGGTAGTCGACTGTTTCCATAAAATCTCTAATAGTAATCATTTTACACTTTCTTCAAGTTCATCAAGTTTAGACTCATCCTGTTCGTAGTCTTCGTCACATTGTACAGGTTCTGATTCTACTACGTCAAATAGATTGGCAAATGTTGTACTTGTATTAATAGTTCGTTTTCCGGTTGCACCCCTTGTACCAGGAATAGCCATCCAAAATTTACTATATTCTTCTACAATAGATTCGGCTATACCTCTATCACTTGTACAAAAGATTGCTTCAATAACATCTTTGAAAAATACTTGATCAAATTTTTCATCTACTAACATAGCTGGGCACAATCCTGCATCATATTGACGATTGGCTTCTTGTACGCTATTAATATGTTGCCAAACATTATGACCCATCATAATAGCATAACTGAAACTATCCCATGATGTTTTACCTTCTTTACCTATTTTATTTAGGTCGCCGGGCTTGTAGATACAAATATCTTTAATAGGAACATTTTCCATTACGGGACTATTTGTAAATGTGCGTCCTTTGAATATGTTATCCTGATTTACTGCTGTAATAAATTCTCTAGTATCTGTTGCATATTTTTTATCATCGGCACTGGGTAACATACGATATAACCATTTGTTGCGATCTTCAATTTCTGTACTTACATATATTTGACCATTAGCAGTCGCTAAGAACGGACTAGCACAGTCAAAACTGATTGTAAAATTAGGATTGTGATACTTACGAACAGCACGTTGAATATCGGTTAATAATAATGCCCATTCTAATTTACTAGTTCCTAAGAAGTGCATCCAATCGTGTTGGCCTTGTTCTAAGAAGCCGTCAAAGCGTAATGCTACTAATCTTTTAAGTACAAGATGAACATCGCACATATTTTGTCCACCCATAGCCCATCCATTAAATGCACGGTCTCCATAGATAGATGTATCACAATATTTTTTCATTCTGTCATACCAGTCATCTGCATCGGTATGATTTTCTCCTTGTAATACATTTAAGAATTTGCAATTACCATTACGATTATTAATAAAGTATTCATTATTAATATACGTACCTTGTACTGCTTCTGCATAGCTAGTAATACCTGTAGCTTTTTGACCAGCTGGACTCCGACTGACCCAGGCAGGAATATCTAAACACATTCCGTAATCCATAAGTGCATCCATCCATTTAAGCACTGCTTCTCTTTTCTTTTGTGCTTTAGGACAGTTAGGATCTTTCCAATCACCTTCCCACTTACCTTTACCAATTTGGAATCCTCCGGAATCTCCTAACACCCAACTAGTTCCTCTATTACGATTACGAAACATGTCTTCACTATCATCTCGTTTATTTAGGTCAAGATTAGCATGACCTGCACTATATAGACAGTGATTATAGTAAAATAATCCTTTGTCAGGATCGAGATAGTTAAGACTTTCAATACCGTTTTTCCATGCTTGCGGAATACGTGCAGGATCTACATAATTTCCATATCGTTGTTTGCCTATGAATGTAGAGTAGAACCCGCTAGTAGCAGGTAAAAAATAAGCATAATCTTTTTGTGCAGTAGATAGGTCTGTGACTAATGGTTTATTCATTGTATTTTAATCTCTAATTTTTCCAAAAGCTTGTCTGCTGATACCTGTGCTGTACTAGCAACATTAGATGTTGCTGTAGTCCAAATAGCACCAGGAGGTAATCCAGTGCCAGGAACAGCAGTAGGTGCGACAGTATTGGGGCTAGTTTGTGGCCACATAGGTTGTACAACACCAGGAGGCCACGTTCCAGTACCAGGTGGTGGTGTATAAGTTGACTTATACTGTTTTTCCATTTCTAAACTTGTAAGACGTTGATTAAGATGTTTAACCTCTTCAACTAATCTACGCAAAGGCCCATGTCTTGATCCGTAATCAGATTTAGCATCTACAAGCGTACTGATTAGAATTAAATTTTTAAGTGCTTTTTTTACAGCAGGATTATCTGATGTCATTGCTGTATCAAATAGATCTATAAATGTTTCTAAATCAAAATCTGCTTGATCTTTTTCTCTAAATGCCATTATAACCATCCTCCTGCTCTGGCAATGCCTACAACACCTACTAATATCCAGAACCCATTAAGCAATGTATATGCTTTATCTTTCTTTAATGTAGCACAGTACGTTAGTAAAATAGCATCGATAGTATTAACGACCCAGACAAACATAAAGGGACTTGCTGGGCCTAACCACGATACTAATGTAAAACAAAAAATACGCATAACAACTCCCGCCATTTCCATTTGGGGAATATGATTCTTAATATAGTTCAAAACACGTGACATAATTAATCCTTATTTTGTTTGTGCCGGTAAAATGTAATCATAACTTGCAAGTCCGCTATTAACAGTAATCATCATAGCACCTGCGTCTGCAATCTTCATTATTTTGTCGCCATCGAGATTAAGAATACTCATTACTTGTGTGACAGGCCAACTCCAAGTTTGTTTCAGTTTACCTTTAACATTAGATTCGAACACAAAACTTCCTGCATGAGTACTAGCATCCCCGAAGAAAAATACCAAGTTGCTATTTTCAGTTTTAACCTGAAAAACTGTTTCTTCAGTGTGTGCTGCTGCTTGTAATTTCAATCTTGCAATAGAAGCTACGCTCGGTTCTAGTTCGATGTCCCATTGAGCACCTTTGAACTTAACAGTTTTTAGTTTTTCATTAATAATTTGTTGATTCATAAAACGATAATCATTAACAAAGTCGCCTGTAGAATTTTCAAAGTGCAAACTTACAGGAATATCTTCTCCGTTACGTTCTGCTATGACAACTTCAATTTTAGCATTTTCTTTGTATTCAGGATTACGAAGGTGCAGACTTAGTTTGTCTAAGTTAGGCATACCGAATGTTCCTAAGAACTCACTAACTGGACTGTTAGTTTTAGCGTTAATGATTACACTACGGTCTTCAGCCATAGATTCGATAAGTGTTTCAGCATCAGTTCCAGTAATTTTCACTAAAGGAATAATTCCTAGGCTATGTGTATGTGTTACAATGTCAGTTAAAATATCTTTCATTTTATTCTCCTTAAGGTTATTTAGATTTACATTTCAAAAAGACTGTTAAAAGTGTTTTTTTCTTCAGTGCTTTGTATGTTCCAATTTAGAACTCCAATTAGGTTTTCTAATTTTTTATCGATAATAGTAGCCTCCATTTCAGAATGATCAAATGGCAAGTCTTTGAACCATTGAGGCAATCTTAATTCATCTACAGGATAAGCTACGCTGGTATACTCCAATGGATTTTCTTTTAATTTACAAACTATTACTTTCATACCGTCAACTATATTCATACTATATTTGTCATCGAACATACGTTTTAATGTATTCCAATTGATACTAGCACGAACATGTCCTGGCATATTAGCTTTGCCCTGTCTTTCTTCTTTGTTTTGATATTCAGTGATATTATTAGCACGTTTGGGTGAACCTTTCTCCCAACCAGGTCGTGCCTTAAAGGCGATTCTGAATTCACTGATATAATCCAAAACTTCTTGTTCTTCACTACCAGTTAATACCATTTCGAGAACTTTACCTAAAAAGTCTTGAATAAATTCCGGAGTATCGCTGCGTTTAAGATCTAATCCCATGGCTTTGATCTTTCCAGGTTTACCATCTATATCAACTCGTTTACCTTCTTTATCATAATATAAAACTGCATAACGTTTTTTAGTTATGAATAAAGCTTTACTGCCCACAATTTCTCTACCAGCTTTAATAACTTCACCTCTGCTTTGAGGGCAATGAAACACATCCTGCATGAATTTGGGGAAAGTTTTGTTTACTTCCTCTCCAATTTGATCATACAGCATAGTCACTGTTTCTTTTGTCCACGGGATTTTATCCGAGTCGATATCTTTTTTAAGCGTACGATAAGCAGAAAAATAACAGCTATCAGTATCGCCGTAGATAATAGCTTTTCCAACATGATTATATTCACCTGTAATTATTTCGTTGACTTTACCTGCCATGTGTTTGGCGATTTGTCTACCGACCAATGTTGTTGATTGACCGATTCTTTTATCGAAAAACCTACAGCCAGGATTAAGAATAGCACCATACAAACTATTAAGATTAATCTTCTTAACCAACTGTCGCTTATCCCAATATTCTTCTTCAATTTTATTACCATTGGCTATACATTCCTTTAACTTGGCCTGCATTTCTTTACGTTCAGCATACCAACGTTTTAGTAGTCCTGGAATCACTCCTTCTTTTTCGTAAGTGAAGATAGTGCCATTACTGCTTAACATAAATGGTTGATTACTTTCAAAGATCAGTTGATATACTTGTGCTGCACTTAATATATCACTAGTGCCATCTTCCCAGTCGATAGTAATTTCAGTGCCAATTTCTTTGTTCATTACAGATTCATATTCGAGAGATCCAAACTTACCTTCCCACGCTGCTGCAAAACTTTTACCTTTGGCCATTTGACCTTGAACGAATTCTTCAGTCATTGTCTGACGAAGTTGTCCTATAATAGTTTCTGGTCCCATGTTCAATGCACGAATAGCACTGGGGTAAAGACTGTTAATATCTAATGAACCTACCCAATCTTGAACCCCTTCTTTAGGATATGCAACATATGCACCAGCTGCCGCAGTATCTTCACGTTCGCTCATCTTTGTTCGATTAGGAACTTGGAATCCTCTACGATGTGCTTCATTAATAATAGCTTGTTCTGTAACAGCTACAGCACCCATAGTTGTTTGTAGTAGCACGGTGTTTTCGTGTGCCAGTTTATTACTCAGATCTAAGAATTTTAGTTTCTTATCTAATTTGTCAAGTAGAGCACAGTCTTGTCTATTATAGCGAATAAACTCTTTGAAGTCGTTGTTGTATAGTTGATCTAACGTACCTTCGTAAGGAACTTTTGTTTCTCCAAGTTCGTATTCCGCGATGGCATCCAATCGATAGGAGTGTCTTTCTTCGTATGTGTACTTACGGTATAGTTCGAGGTAGTCGAGATGTACCCGTCCAACCAAGTCATAGGTCTGTGCTGTTTTTCCGTATCTTTCATATTCTCTCTTTCTTGGGTGTAAGTCCCATAAACAAAATCTGCGTGTATCGTCTTTGCTTAATACCTTGGTTACTCTATTAACAGTATAAGGAATATCAAAGCCTTCACTGTTCCAGCCACTTAGTACATCTGCATCTTGAATCAAATTTAGAAATGTATCAAGCATTTCTGCTTCATTGTCGAAGAGATGTGTATTAGGAAATTCTTCTACTAATTTTTTAGCTTCCTCCATAGTAGTGCCTTTAGGAGGAATTGCCAAACAGACCATTGTTTCTAGCCATTGTAAATAAACTGCAATGGCAGTAATCGGCATAAAAGCATCGTCTGGACTAGCATAGCCGCGTTCTGGATCAAAATCTACTTCGATGTCGAAAAATGCAGCGTTTAGTTTAGGTGCATCTTGACCTAAGTAATGTTCACTTAATGAAACAAATATAGGATTAATATCTGCTTCGTAAAGTTTTTGATTACTGTGTATTTTTAATTCTTTGTGAAAATCTTTTGAAGTTTTACAAACGATTCTGCTTAATGGATCACCATAGATGCTGGTAAATTTACCTCGAGCATCTGGATAATAAAAAGTATATTTTACGGGATATTCTTTGAAAACTCTTTTGCCATCGTCGTTTCTTTCAACAGCGTGTATGACATCAGAGTCGCGATTAAAGTATGCGTCTACGTACATCTATTCTCCTATGCGATTTGTGGCTCGCAAACACCAACGTAATCATTTGTGGCTGATTAAACCTTACTCGCAAATATTTAGCTTCTAAAAACACGATCAACAATTTTTTCGCATAATATAGCAAAGTATAAACATCCAATCAATGCTAAGGCTATTAATGCACCCATTATTAACCAATTAACAATAATTTCTAAAAATATAGTCCAAATCATAACATCCTTACCAACCCAATCGTATCAATGGTTGTGAGCAAAATGTAGTTAGCCAACATGCCAAAGGATTTCCTAGTCCAAGCAGCCCAAGCATACATAGCACAACCAAGAATCCAAATAGGATATAAAACAAGGAGTGGAGGATTGGGTACTGTAAACGCCATTGTGATGCTACATCCAATTGATATAGCCCAAGCAAAGAGCTCAATAACAAAACGTATACGGTTAGATGCCCAATCATCTCTTATCCATTGAAATATATTAAAAACAATATCGTTCATTAATCTTGCGGTAAGTTTTTAGTGACACCAAGAATGTTTTCGATTTCGTCCCATTCTTCTTCGTGTACCTTCCAATTATCTTTATGTGCAATTTTGATTGCTTTATTAATAATACTAGGTTTGATGTTTAGTTCTTCTGCAACTGCTTTTACAGTTTCTTTAAGTCCTTCTTGTAAGTCTTCGATTTCTCTCAAAACTGTAGATCCTTCGGTGATTAATCTTTCCAGTTTAGACTTTTCTTCGGGTCCGTACATTCTACTCATAAGAGTCTCCTGATAAAGTCGTATTATAAAAGAATTAATAAAGTGTGTCAATGTTTGTTATAAATTTGTTAACCAAAAATATAGCCAAAACCTATTGATTATTTAGGTTTTTGAGTATATAATACTTGAACTATAAACAACTTCGGATTAAGTTATGAAAACTAAATCTCTTATATTTTCTTTAATCTTAGCTGCTACCAATGCTAGTGCGAATGATTGGGACAATCCAAATCTTATGTTTGATACTAAAAAGAATTTTACCGAGTCGTCGACTATTAAATGGGTAGTAGTGGACAATGTCCAAGCTGCTTGTGAAGCCGAATCTCGTAGACGAGGCTACGGCGGATTTGGTTATGGTGTACTAGCTTGTTCTTTTTTCAAAGGAGACCAGTGTACTATTATCACCGGTAAAAAGACAAACATGCACACTTTAGGACATGAAGTAAGACACTGCTTTCAAGCAGATTGGCACAAATAAAAAGCCCCTTGCGGGGCTTTTTTTATATTCCAGATAGACGTTTAATCCTATCTAACTCAGACGACTCTTTTTTTGGTTGAAATTTACTTAGCAATCTTTGAATATTGCCTAAATCTGTACCACTAAAATCATCTTCAATTGCAGCCATTAAATCCTCACCTGCCACTTTCTTATACGCAGCATTAACATTGGCAAATTGTTTTGCTGATTTAATTTGTCCTATAGCTTGCATGAACATAGTACTATCAGTGCCAATTCCTGACATTGATCGGTATAATGCTACAGCAATTTGATTATCATTCATCGGCTTTTGTTGTTGTGCATTTGGATCAACCTTAGCACCTTGTCCGTCGGGTTGGGTTTTACCACCTTGACCACTAACATCAAATCCGTGTTTTTTTGCAATTTCCGGATATTTTTTCATTGCCTG